GAAGCGCGCCAAGGAGATCGAGGCGACCCTGCAATATGCGGGCGAGAACAACCACAGCATCGCCCTGTGCGGGCCGCTCGAGCGCCCGGAGGCCGACTTGCCCATCGACCCATACGTCCTCGGGGCATGGCTCGGTGACGGTCATTCCCGCACGTCCGCGTTCACGACGATGGACGAGGAGATGGTCGCCGAGTTCAGCAGATACGCGGAAGGCATCGGCTGCACGATCAAGCCGCACAAGCACCAGTCCGGCGGCCGTGCGACCACCTACCAGGTCAGTAAGCCAAGGCGCGGCAACGGCGATTCCATGCAGGCTCGGCTTCGGCTGCTCGGCGTCCTGCGGAACAAGCACGTTCCGTCCGCATACCTGAACGCATCCGTGGAGCAGCGAAGGGCGCTGTTTGCCGGGATCATGGACACGGACGGCACCATATCAACGTGCGGACGAAAGTGCGAGATCACCCTGAAGCGCGGGCCTCTGGTTGATGGGCTCATGGAGCTCATGTGGTCCCTCGGCATCAAGCCGGGCAGGTCGGTCAAGGTCGTGAACGGGACGGCTTATGAGCGAATGCACTTCACGCCGACCTTCAACCCGTTCCGTCTCCGGCGAAAGGCGGCGCGTTACGTCGCCAAGGAAACGTTCGCCGGCCAACGAATGATCGTGGCGATCAACGAGGTACCCTCACGCCCTGTCCGGTGCATCACCGTGGACAGCGAGTCGGCCCTGTACCTGTGCGGCAAGCAGTGTGTCCCGACGCACAACACCGAACTCGCCCTCATGGAGCTCCTGCACCGGGCGGTGAAATGCACCTCGGATCTCGGGTTCTTCGTGTACGTGGCACCGTTCCTGAAGCAGGCCAAGGCCATCGCCTGGGCGCGGCTCAAGCAGAAGCTCGACCCGTTCATCCGCACCGGGGCCGTGGACATCAACGAGGCCGACCTCGCCGTCACGTTCAGGTCGAACAAGGCCACGATCCGCCTGTTCGGGGGCGATAACCCGGACGCCCTACGCGGAGTTCGCCTCGACGGCTGCGTCATTGACGAGGTCGCGCAGATCAAGCCGGAGGTCTGGGAGGCGATCATCCAGCCCGCCCTCTCCGACCGTCAGGGGTGGGCGCTCTTCATCGGCACGCCCGCCGGGATCAACCTGTTCAGCGAGCTGTACTACCGCGCCGCGAGCGGCTCCCTCGAGGATTGGTATGCGGCGAAGTACACGGTCTACGACACCGACGCCCTCGCGCCCGACGAGGTCAAGCGCCTCGAGCGCGACATGCCGGAGGCCGCGTTCGCACGCGAGTACCTATGCGATTTCAGCGCCGCCGGCGACGATCAGCTCATCAGCCTGTCAGACGCCGAGGAGGCCGCACGGCGGCAGTACCAGGACGGCGACATCATCGACCAGCCCCTCATCGTGGGCGTGGACCCGGCCCGGTTCGGGGATGACCGCAGCGTGATCGTCCTGCGCCAGGGGCTCCGCATGGAGTCGCCCATCGTCCACCACGGGATCGACAACATGGCGCTGGCGGCAGCCGTCGCCAACGTCATCGAGGACCGCGACCCGGACGCTGTGTTCATCGACGCAGGGGCAGGTGCCGGCGTGATCGACCGCCTGCGGCAGCTCGGCTACGACGTGACCGAGGTGCAGTTCGGCGGCAAGGCCACCTACGCGAACCTGTTCGTCAACAAGCGCACCGAGATGTGGTGGGCCATACGCGAGTGGATACAGGCGGGCGGCTCGATCCCGAACGACATCACGCTGAAGCAGGAGATCAGCACCCCGATCTACTGGTACGACGCCGCCGGCAAGCGCGTGCTCGAGTCAAAGGACGAGATCAAGAAGCGGCTCCAGGGCGGCGGAAGCCCGGACATGGCTGACGCGCTCTGCCTCACGTTCGCTTACCCGGTCGCCAAGATGCTGCCACGCGAGGTGCGGGAGCGCATCGATACGCGCCCGAAAGACTACGACCCTTACGAGGAAGTCAGTACCCGTAACCGCTAGACGGAGGTCTACAGTCATGGTCAGGCAGGCAACGGAGCAGGACATCGAGGCAATCGCCGACATGGGCATGGAGTTCATGTCGGGCACCAGGTATGCATCCGTCCTGCCGGTCAACCGAGATGAAGTCCGAACAGCCATCCTCCAGCTTGCCTCGGTGGGCCGCGTCTGGGTGGCGGTGGTTGAAGGCCACGTTCGTGGGTTCATGGCAGCATCCATCATCCCGTGCTGGTTCAGCCAACGCTCGCGCATCGCGCTCGAGCACGTTTGGTGGATGCAGCCGGAGTTCCGCGGCCGACCGGAAGGCATCCGCCTGCTGCTTGAGTTCGAGCGGTGGGCGAAGGAGCAAGGGGCGCAAGTCGCCTGCATGTCAGACATCGTCCTCGAAGCCGGGAGTCCGGCAGGGTCGATCCTCCAGAGGCTCGGCTACGAGGTGAGCGAACGCACTTTCCTGAAGGTTCTCCAATGTTCGACCGCAGCATCCGACGAATCCACGACCTGTCCTCCCGCCGCGAACGGCGATTCGTAGTCTCCGGCATCGGCAGCCTCCTCGCCGGCCTCGGCAGCGCCCTCGGAGCAAGCGCGGGAAGCGCCCTCGCCACGGGCCTCGCCGCAACCGCCGCGGGGACCGCAGCCGCCGGAACGGGCTACAGCATCGCCGCCGGCGAACGCGGTGCAAAGATGCAGCGCGAGGCAATGGGCCAGCAGAAGCAGGCGCAGGACGCCGCCGCCGCTGCCGCACGCAGCCAGCAGCGCAGGTCGCAGCAGGCGATGGCCGCCGCCAACAGGCAGGAACCCGCCGTCGCCGACATCATGGGCCGCGCCGCAGCCGAGATGGGCGGCGGCCCCTCGAGCACCATGCTCACCGGGCCGATGGGCGTCAACCCGCAGGAACTCCAGCTCGGACGAACATCTCTCCTCGGGGGCTAAATGAGCGAGTACACCGGAGACAATCAGTCGTATCCCGGCGCTCCCACGCGGGATCGGCTGTTCACCCGGTGGGGCCAGCTCAAGTCGGAGCGTGCGTCCTGGTTCGCGCACTGGCAGGAACTCACCTCCTACATCCTGCCGCGCAACGGGCGCTACTTCCGCCAGGACCGCGACCGCGGGTACCGCCGCCACAACAACATCTACGACTCGACCGGCACCCGCGCCCTGCGCGTCCTCGGCGCAGGCATGATGTCGGGCGCGACCTCGCCGGCACGGCAGTGGTTCCGCCTCGCCACGCCGGACCCGGAACTGAACTCCTACGACCCGGTCAAGCTCTGGCTCGATGACGTGACCAAGCGCATGCAGCGCGTATTCCAGAAGTCGAACACCTACAACGCCCTGCACCAGATGTACGAGGAGCTCGGCTGCTTCGGCACCGCCGCGACCGTCCTGCTCCCTGACTACCAGAGCGTGATCCACCACTACCCGCTGACCTGCGGCGAGTACTGCATCTCGACCGACGCGAAGGGCCGCGTCTGCACCCTGTACCGCGAGTTCGAGATGACCGTCTCGCAGATGGTCAAGGAGTTCGGCCTCGAGAAGTGCAGCGTGTCGGTGCAGAACATGTACCGCACCGGGAACCTCGACCAGTGGGTGCCCGTGATCCACGCCATTGAGCCTCGCGCCGACCGCGACATCGGTAAGCGCGACGCCAAGAACATGCCGTGGGGTTCGTATTACTTCGAGGTCGGCGGCGAGGAAGGCGTGTTCCTGCGCGAGAGCGGGTTCCAGTACTTCCCCGCGCTCTGCCCGCGCTGGTCCGTGATCGGCGGCGACATCTACGGCAACAGCCCAGGCATGGAGGCGCTCGGAGACATCAAGCAGCTCCAGCACGAGCAGCTCCGCAAGGCGCAGGCCATCGACTACCAGACCAAGCCGCCGCTCCAGGTGCCGGCGTCCATGAAGAACCGCGACGTGGAGACGCTCCCCGGCGGCGTGTCGTACTACGACGGGCAGTCGAACGGGATCAAGACCGCGTTCGAGGTGAACCTGAACCTCCAGTACCTGCTGAACGACATCATGGACTGCCGCGAGCGCGTACGTGGTTCGTTCTACGCGGACCTGTTCCTGATGCTCGCCAACACCCCGAACACCCGCATGACGGCCACCGAGGTCGCCGAGCGCCACGAGGAGAAGCTCCTCATGCTCGGCCCGGTGCTCGAGCGCCTGCACAACGAGCTGCTGTCCCCGCTGGTGGACATCACGTTCAACCGCATGGTCGCGTCCGGCGCACTCCCGCCGGCACCGCAGGAATTGCAGGGCATGGACCTGAACGTCGAGTTCGTGTCAATGCTGGCGCAGGCGCAGCGCGCCATCGGCACCAACGCCGTAGACCGATTCGTCGGGAACCTCGGGGCCATCGCCCGCATGAAGCCCGACATCCTCGACAAGTTCGACCAGGACCAGTGGGCCGACGTATACGCCGACATGCTCGGCGTGGACCCATCCCTCATCATCGCCGACAAGGAGGTCGCCGTCCTGCGCGATGCCCGCAACCGTGCGATGGCCGCGAAGGAGCAGGCCGCCGCGATGCAGCAGACCTCGCAGAGCGTCAAGAACATGGCGCAGGCACCGACCGGGCAGCCGAACGCGTTGACAGACGTGATGAACATGTTTAGCGGGTATGGCTCCCCGTCAGGGGTGGAGGTCTGAAATGGCAATGGTCAGCATGAAGCTTGAGGGCAACGGCGAATCCGAGGAGATGTACCCGGAGGAACTGTGCATCGAGCTGGAGGCCGAGCAGCTCGAGAAGCTCGGGATCACCGCGGCCATGCGGCTCGGCACGACCGTGACGATCACCGCCCGCGCCTACGTCAAGGAGACGAGCGCGACGATGGTCGAGGGCGGCGTCGAGCCGGCCGTCGAGCTCCAGATCACCGACATGTCCATCGACTCCGGCGGCGGCATGGGTCCGGCGGCGACCATGCTCTACGGGGGTTGACAGTACCCGTAAGCATTAGCCACAGGGATACAGTCCCGCCGTGAGCAATTACGACCCCCTCGACCTGCGGGGCCAGGAGCGCGACAGAGCCGACAAAGAGCTCCGTGAGCGTCTGGAACGGCA